AGGGACATATTGAGTAGGACGCTTCATTGCAACAGGGTCGCCAGCGCCTGGAGTGCCGCCAGTAGAAGAATCAATCTCGTTTACTAGCTGCTTCGAAACTGTGTTTGTAAGTACCGTAGAAGACTCGAAACCTTTAATAAAAGACTTTAATAGTTTCTTGTTGGTATTACTTTGAAAGTTATTTTGTACTGCCATTTTAATTCACCTTAAATAAATTCTACACCGGGGTAATTTTTTTCAAACTCATCCTGCTCATGAACACCACCACCACGAACTTCAGTATGTGGCGCGGGCGCACTTGATAGGTTAGACGTTGAAGAAGTAACAACAGGCTTGATTTCACTTTGAATTTTAATGCCCGCACTAATTGGGTCCATTCTAGCGATATCATGCAGCGTTTCAGGATTGTCGTGCAAGAATTCAACAATCTTGCCGCCGTTTGGCTCAGATAGCAGATAGTTAGCAAGCTCGCCACTAATTCCTGAATCCATCACCGTCTTTTCAGCAACCTGAAGCTTCTCAATATCAACACCATCTCGCAATGCGTTACTAGCGTAAGTATTGATGACTTCTTGCTGTTTCTTTTCCTGTTGCTTCTTTAACTGATTCTGTTGTTGATATTCAAGGGCTGCCTTTGCCTCTAACGATGCCACCTTTCGGTTATATTCTGACGTTTCGGCGTGATACTTTCGCATTGCCTCATCGTCAAAAATGTCCTCTGGAATCTCAGGGGATTTAAGTTCGCTTTCAACACTGGCCTGAGTTACTGGAGCTGAGTTTTGATTAGCCTTTAGCTTGTCTAACTCATTTTGTAGCTCATTCGCTCGGCGCTGCTCTGCGTACTTATCAGCCGTTACCTTGTTAATACGGTCTTGAAACGAATTTGATTTTTCTTCGTGGTTTTCTCCACTATCTGTTGATGAGTCAGAGTCTACGACAACTTCCTGCGATTCGTTTAGCTGGCCTGGCATAACGATTTCATCATTCTGTTGCTGTGTGTTTGCATCTTCTTGCATTGTGCACCCCTAAGGTGAATTTAGGCCGCGATACCGTCGCGTACGGATTGATTCAATTATAACCGCATGGGTTTATTCGTGCAAATGAGTCATAAATTCTATTCTATTTTATTCTATTGATCATTATGGGCAACAATAGTGACCTGCGGCGTAATTTTCTCAAGATTTTCAATCTGCTTGCTTCTGGCGTTACCTTGTAACTCATCGGTTTTAGCCCATGATTGCGCGGTATCTGCGACAGTCTTGTCAATGTCGGCAGCTTTACCCATGTTATCCATATGGCTATTTTGTAAATCCTGAGAAAGTTTAACTTTTTCGTTTTGCATTCTTTCAACGTCTAACTGTAGCTTTCCTGACTCCAATTGAAGCTTTCCAACTTCGCGCTGCTGTTTCACTAATTCCGCTTGGCCTTTCAAACGCTCAGCCTCTGCGAGTATTGTGTTAGGATCATTTTGCTGGTTAGCCTGAGCCTGCTGCGCTTGTTGCTGCGCTTGTTGCTGCATTTTCTGCTGCTCTTCTGGTGTCATTTGCTCAGGAGGTATTAAGCCAGCCTCCAGCATTTGGTCGCGTTTGCGCTCTGATATTTTATCGACCAGAGGCGCATTCATTGATTTTAGCATGATATCCCCACCAATTTGCACGATTGAAGGGTCAACTTTCGCATATTCAAGCAGTGCGTTTAATCCAGCCTCTTGACGGTTAGAGAATGCAGGGCCAGCTTCACATGTTATTTTATATTTACCTTGATTTAAGTCGTTATTGATAACAGGCTGTTTTGTCTGAGTGTCAAACAGTGTGTGATTAACAATCTCTTGCGCTTCTATTCCATCAATACCCGTAATTTGAAGCTCTCGTTTTGTATCGTAAACAACTGGTATTGCCTCATTAATGATGTGACCAACGCGAGCAATGCCAATAGTAAGCGAGTTAACCCATTTGCGCGTTGATGCTTGTCCTCTGCTGATTAGCTGCCTAATAGCATCTTCTGATGCTCTGGTTGGCAAGTCACCTTTCATTGAGTCGGATACACTAGCTTGTTGCGAGATGTTCTGAGCCATTTGTGCCGAAATCATAGAGAGGTGTGGGTTTACTTGGTTCGCGCCAGATTGGTAAGGGGCTGGAGCTTGATCATCGTGGTTATAGAACTGAACTGGGTTAGAGTTAATATTCATCGTTGCCAGTTCTTTAGTGTGGCCGACTGCTTGTTTTTTTGTCATCCAGAATTTAGTTCTTGGAGCAAGTGCGCCCTCTTCAACTTCGCGCGATGTGGCGTAGTTATGAATTCGCTGCGCATCCATTAGTTTTAAGATGATTCCTGAATAAGTTAGCTTTGAGTTGTGCCCTAAAATTTCATGGTTTCCATAAAATGGAACGATAGGAATTGAAGTGAATACTGTCTCTTGCTCTTTCTCAAGGAAACCAGATCCATCAAAGTAACGGCAATAAACTTTGAAATTGTCTACCATCTTACGGTTTTTGATAAAAATTCCGTAATTCTCAGTCAATAACTTAATGGTTTTTTGGTTCTCTTCGTTGTTCTCAATAACCTCTCCATTGCTCATCTGTAGCACTTCAGCACGATTACTTTTTCGGTAATACTTTTTCCCAACGGTGATCACTTCCGGCTGATAGTTTTCCTCATACTGCTGATGCGTATCTGCGTCGCTAACACTCACGCCGCTACCTTTTGGCCATTGCTCCTTATAATCACACATTGACATTGATGTAAGAACATAGGCATTTTGTATGTCTGATCCGTCTTGTTCTGTTGATGTGTTATCAAACCAAACGCGGTTTATTGCGTTGGGTATCGATGTGATTATTATATCTTGCTCAAACGACCACTCATCAACATACTTCGCTTTGATTTCTATCGCGTCAAAGCCTCGGCGAATGATTCGACGGGCAACGTTACGGTATATATTCACAGCGCGAGACTCATTTTCAATAGTGCGAATCAACCCCTCACGAAGTAGAGCAAGCGCCTTGTTAGCGCCTCGACCTTGTGGCTTCACGTTAACCGAAAAGTCCATCTCCTCGATATCGCCCATAATTGATTCTAGGGCTGGCGTACACTTATCAAGCGTGTAACGTGGCCGCTTCTGACTATCTAGAGTCTTTGATACGTGCAATTCCCACTGACCATCTTTATCAAGAATAAAATAGTCGGCCTCTCTTGCTTGTTCGCGTTGGTCAAAATCAGACGTTTGGTAATCGCTTAACTGCTTAATCCACGCCCGATGCTGATTGTTGTCTTTTTCTGACATTTGCACACCTGTTAAAACATTGAGTGAAAATTAATATCTATATCTTGAAATACTTCCAGAATGCTATCTTTATCAAATGATAACACGGCAGCATCAAAAAGGTTTGGAGAAGGTATTTGGAGTCGAGAGCCGTCCGGCATGGTTATTCCTTTTCTTAATTCGACCTTAGTATAAAACTGTACAGTGTCGCCGGACTTAGTTGGGGTCTTACAGGCCTCCGCTTTTAACTTCTCAAGCATCTCAGGCTTGATGGTCTCAGAATCAAAGCTGATTAGATTATCTGGGTCATGATACTTCCCTTCAACCACAGCCTCCCATGTCATAAATACTCGCTCAGAAAATCCGATTGTGTTCTGTGCCTTCTTGTTCCTGAGCACATCCTTGTTGAGGATAACCTTGCTGCTTCTGGTTATATTGGCCGTGTTTGACTTAAATTCTGCTTTCGGGTCGTGAACTTCCGTTGAGCCCTTGTAAGCGAATATGTTCACACTCTTTCCGTTGAAGCACTTATCCACGTTATCACGCAGTGTTGCACCAAGGCCGTCCGCATCATAGCCGAAGGAGTCGCAACCCTCACGGATAGCCATGCCGCAAGCAATATCCATTTTACGGTTTCCGTTGTCGCCCTCAATCTCATCGATGCAGGTAAAAACGATTCCTTGCCGAGTAATGAATCCAAACGGGTCGTCACCCACATCAGAAGGGTCAGCCGCGCAAACAATCGCTCCGCGCTTATCAATGCCGAGTTTCTTGTGAGCATCAATGCACGCATCAAACCAGTCCTCTTTGATTACTGAGTTGGCTACGTCATCGTTAAATCTTCCGTTCCATATGCCGTTAAATCTTGATTTTGACATGATACCCCTTTCAACTTTCTGCC